AACGCGAACCATCACGAACCCGCTTTTCGCTGGCACGTGTGCAATCACGATCAGCACGACGGGTGCTACGCATGGCACAGAGTTTCACCTGATTCGCACAACTGGAACTGGCGCGACTGGCGCAACGATCCGCGTTGGCGGTCACACGTTTACTGCGTCGTTGGCGTTCGGATGCACGCTCAAGTACATCGGGACGGCGTGGTATCTAGTGAGCATCTACCAGGCGGCATAGGTTGACTATGGCTGACGATAAGAGAATTGCGCGACTTGATGCGCTGATCGAAGTCAGAGCGGACGGTGATCCAGAAGCCGAGGACGGTGTGATTCGTGGTGCTGTTGCATCCGATGAGACGCTAGACTCGCACGGCACTATCATCAAGGCTGGTGGTTGGGACCTGCAACGGTACAGCAAAAATCCTGTGCTCATCTGGTCCCATAAGGCCAGCGGATTCCTAACTGAACCAGAGCCGGAAGATGTGCTAGGTACAGCAAAAGCTAGCGTTAGCGGTGATAGCCTTGTCGCGGATCTGAACTTTGACATGGAGTCTCCGAAGGCTGCCGAAGTCTACCGCAAGATGAAGAACAAGGTGATTCGCGCGTTGAGCGTAGGCTTTAGACCGCGTGAGTGGCATTACGAGGATCGTGGCGACCGTGAGATCATGGTCATCACCAAAGCAGAGTTGGCTGAGATTTCGGTTGTACCGATCCCATCCAACCCAAACACACTGGCACGTAGCCTAGCGGATATGTGTCCCAAACCACCACCCGAATCCCCCGCAGGCGGGGAAGGGGAAACAGAAATGCCTGATACGAAAAAGACAGAGGCAGTGTTCCCCGCTAGCATCGCGTCGCTTCTCGGAGTCGATACCGAGGACGCAGCTGTGCGGGAGATCAGCAAGGTCAAGCTCGAGCTTGACAAGGCGACGAAGGAAAACGGCGAGTTGCGTGCTCGTGCTGAGAAGGCGGAGAAGGATCTGAATGATCGCATCGACGCTGACACCACGCGCGACGTTGAGGCCAGGATCGCTTCTGGCGTCATTAGTGAGGATCGGCGTGATGCTGCGCTCGCTCTCGCACGCGCGGACCGTGACTCGTTCCTGAAGATGTATCCGAACGCGGATGCACCGAAGGCGGCTGACCTGACTCGCAAGTTGGTGGAGGCAGACAAGCCTGAGCCTACGACTGCGAAGGCGTTGGACATGGCGACGTTCGCCGACCTGGTCCCGAAGCGTGCGAAGCACTACGAGGACAAGGGTATGGACAAGATGGAAGCAACCTCTCGCGCGCTGAATGACGTTCTCACAGGCGCTTTCAAGGGAGAATAACAATGTCGACTGAGACCTTTGTCCCGAATGCATCTCAGCGCTTCGTCATCACGTGCTACAACTCTGGCACTGGCGGCGCGATTGGTTCTGGTGATGCTGTTCGTTTGGTGACTGGTGCGACTGCGAGCCTTCATCCGAAGGTGAGCCTTTGCACCACGACTGCTACCATTACGCTGGCGTTTGGTGTTGCTTTGCAAGCCATGGCTACCGGCGTGACTGGCCCGGTTGTCTTCCTTGGTCCTGCCAAGGTTGTCGCCAACTCTGCCGTGACTGTGCATGGCGCTGTATGTCTGACTGCTGGAACGGCTGGTGTTCGTGGTCGTGTGTCTCCGCTCGCGGCTGGCACTGCTGCGGTAACCGCTACTAGCAAGTACCTTGGCTACGCTCTGACTACGCTTTCCAGCGGGGCAGAGGGTCTGATCATGGTCAATTCCCACGCACTGGTGAATGCGTAAGGAGAAGAACAATGTCTGAGAATCTCATCACTGTGCGCGGTGTGGATGGTGGAGTGGTGACACTCGACGAATCCAACATGACCGTGACGGACGGTGGTCGTAAGTATGACTGTCGCGACTTGACGATGCCAGCGTTCGATCAACTGTATGATCGACTGGCAAAGCGCGACTTGTCTGCTGCGTCTGTGCATACCGCCTCCGCATTGGCAAACGTCATCTTTGGATACTCCAACGGGATGGCGATTGCTGACGAGGTGTGTCCGCCTCTGCTCGTGTCCAAGACCACGGACTACTACTACGAGCGGAGCGTCAACGACACGTTTCGGCGAGTCAACACGAACATCGCTGATGACCAGAGCGCGCTTGCAGAGGTTGGGCCGACCCTGTCGACCACGCAGTATACCTGCAAGAACTTTGGTGTCAGTTCGTTCGTTCCCACGTTGGTCCAGAGCAATGCTGATGCGGGCGTCAACCCCATGCTGTTCTCGCTGGGAAGATGCCTTGACGTGATGGCGATGGATCGCGAGCATCGGGTGCAAGCTCTGCTCAACAACACCACGACATTCACGGGGTACACTTCGACGTTGACGTCGTCCAACTACTGGGATGACGGCGCGTCTTCAGACCCAGTGAAGGACAGCATGACTGCGCAGGAGACTGCGTTGATGCCCATCACTCACATGGTAGTGAGTGTCAAGTCGTGGAACCGGTTCATCAAGAACGCGCAGGTCGCGAAGTATTCGCAGTATGTGCGTGAGGATACGCTTAGCGCGGATCCTGGTGTGCTGATGGCGCGTCTTGGCTTCGCCGGTATTCGCGTCCTCATCGGTGCAATGCGCAGTGAGTCCACGACTGCTGGGACAACGACCAAGTCGTTCGTTTGGGACGACGACGCGTTCTTCCTGCACATCCCCGCTGGTGCCACGTCCAACCCGATGGAGATTCCGACCTGTCGAAACTTCCGTCTGTTGGTTCCTGGTGCGGCTCGCGAGACCATGGGCTTCCGTGTCCGTGAGTGGGACGTACCCGCGCGCGGTCAAAACGGTGGCACGAAGATGGCTGTTGTGTGCAACGAGATTGAGACTGTCGTTGCTGCATCTACTGGCTATTTGCTTACCAACGTTTGGTAATGGCACGCAATCGTAGTAGGGCAGTGAGGGGCGTGGAGAAGCTAGCCACGCCTCCCGCTGCTCAAGTTGAACATGAACAAGGGACGGATAGCATGAAAAACGAATCCATCGAAGCACCAAAGGCACCCAAGCCTCAACTGTATTACAAGGTTCCAAAGCTCGTAGCCATGACAGACGTGAACACGGTTACCGCTGGCGGAGACCGCATCATGGTGAAGGCTGGCACGGTCATCGAACCCAACCGAAAGTGCATGGCGCAGAAGGGTGACGAGCGCATCGAGGTTGAGATCAATCGTTCTGATTTTGAAGACGCCATCAAGGAAAAGGCGATCTCAAGAACAGAGGTTGAGGTTCCTTTCGAGGGATGATGACGGTTGGGTAACTACATCACCGTTTCGTCAATCACGACAGCTATAGGGACTCCTAGGCTTGCCATTCTTTGCAGCAACGGCAGCGGTGGTGTGTCTACGGCTGCCGTGAATGCCGTGATTGCCAATGCAGAGGCTGAGGTTGACTCCATCATTGGACCTGGGTTTGTCGTACCTCAGACGTCAGTTGCACAGGTAGTCAAGTTCTACACGACCCAGATCGCAATCGATTTTGCTTATCGTGGTATCACTGAGTTTCGACGCGCGGATGGGAAGACTCCGACGTATATGGACTACGAAAACGCTGTCAAGGCGTTGAAGGAACTCCGTAGTGGTGAGCGCGACATGGGGAACGAAACCACGAAGTCTGTGATAGCCAGTGGTGGTGTGGTCTACTACACAACTACGAACTTCATTCTTGACTCTGACGAAACGACACAGGCGCCTAGCGGAGGGTACTGATGCGCATCACGTTCGATGTGGATCAGTTTTTGACATCGTGGTCACGCATGGAACAGCGGATGGACTCTGCTGGGTATCGCGCGTGGAGGGACGCATTAGCTGAAGCCAAGCGGTCCATGGTGCAACACGGGTATACCCGCCGGTCGGGTATGCTCGATAAGAGCATGAGATACCATGGCCGCAAGTTGGGCACGTTCCGATATGCGGGAGATGTTGTAGCGAAGGCGCCTTATGCTGCTTATGTAGATAACGGGACGCGACCACATCGAATTGGCACGAAGGACAAGAAGGTACTGCGTTGGTTCTCGGGTGGCAGACCAGTGTTTGCCAGATCTGTTTTCCATCCTGGGACCAAGGCTGCTGGGTTCTCACTGCAAGCAATCGAAACGTTTGAGCGAGTTGCCGACGTGAGAATCAGTGCGGCGTTGGCTAAGGCACAGGCTGGTCAGTGACAGCACGGTACGACAAGCTTGGCGCGGTAACAGTACCACCGACGTCTAGCGTTGCGACTGGCGCGACGCTGGCGACGACGTGCGATCCGTTCCCGACTGCGATGCTTGCGGCGTTCAAGTCTGTCCTCAATACCAAGTTGTCGACGGTTTGGAACAACGCTGCTGGCTCTGTGTCGTCCAACATCGTAGTTGGGACATACCCATACGAGCCAATCCCTGAGATGGCAGACCGTGGGTGGTTGTGGCCCGCGTTGTTTATGTGGCGGGAAACTGAGGTGCTGCATGAGCGGACCGCGGTCTACGATATTGCTGACAGCACTGGCAAGCTAGC